TACGGTTAGTGATAATATGCGCTTCTCACTGTAGGTATTGAATGTCTCATTCTTGCCTACTTTGATGGCGGCTTCGTAGTTGGCTATCTCACCCTTGACGTAATCCAGTTTTTTCTGCAGTAATATCTTCTCTTTTAAAGTCATTTATAGCTTCTTCCATTAGTATTTTACGCTTCTTTCTTATAGCTTCGTAAAGGTTGTTTGTTTGTACGGCTCCCGTACAGGCGTTAGCTGTTCTATTTAGGTGCTGACCACATTCTTCATACGAGCATTTCAATACACGCAGATCAATGAGAAATAGTAGGTCTGACTCAGGCCAAGGCATCTGTTCACGGGGAACGATTTTAACCTTTATATCGGTAATATGACCACTCCCAAAGTTATATTTTTTAGTCTTAGGTTTAGGTCGTGTAAATTCTGACGGTATTTTAGGCTTCCATATTAAGCTCATTATTCGTGTATCCTTTTATTCGTACTTGATTGTGATGGAGTCTGTAGGGCCAAGGTATACAAATTGACCATTAATATTAAGAACAATCGACTTACCCTTATCAGGCTCTACAATAGGCTGTTCATTTTCTGACCAGTTTTCCACAATAGTGCTAGAGCTAATGCCTTGCTTAACTCTGTCTTTAGGGCGATTATCCTCACCAATGGGGGTGCTTGAGAAGATCCTGTCGTAGTTGTCTTCAAACTGCTTGTTCATCGGTTTAGAAATTGGCTTATCTTTTGCGCTCATTTAATTCTCCGTGGGGCCGTAGCCCCTTATTTTGATTATCTAGTTGCGGTTAGGGTTGTGTGTGTTTCGTAGTTCCTGCGAACTACCCTAGCTTTCCAGCCGCTTAACTTTAATTCTGCAGCTCTAGCGTAAGCATCTGCCATCTTGTCAAACTCTTCCCTGATGCGCTCAATGTTCAATTCTCTTAACTGTAGTGGCTCACCATGTACCGTTAAAATTCTTGCTGTTAGCATTTCACCATGTTGTATCAAGAACTTAGCTTCACGCTTAAAGCCAGATACTACATCTTCTTGAGCTTCTTCAAAAGTACGGTTACCGTCTACACGACCATAGCTAGTTGGGATGGCTAGTGTAAGCTCCCACTCAGAACGAGTTTTTAAAACTTGCTCACGAATGAACCGACCAAAGCTGTTTTTGTTTTCCTTAACCCAAACTGGAACCTTTTTAATTGACTGTGGGTTGATAGCATTTAATCGTGCTGCCTCAGCGTTAACCTGCTTAATGGTTTGGATGGTTAGGTCTTTTGCAATCTCCAAAGGAGCATTGTCAGAACCGTGACAAACACCTTGAAAATAGTTAGACCGTACAGTGTAGCCATGCTTTGCGATTGTGCCGTTATTGTACGCGTGAGCGCGTCCGCAAACCTGACAAGTACCGTTGTGTGTTGCTTTAGTCATGTGATGCTCCGTTTAATTAGTTACTTAACTTACAACCAGTATAAACACTTCTGTACATAACACAACACATTTCTGTATATATAAACAATTATTTTGTAATTAATTCTTTGGGTTTAGATCTGATATTCTCATGTTGTATGAGTCAGCTTTAAACGTGAAGTTGTTGCTAGGATCATGCTCACCTTTTAGCCGCTTGGTAGCTCTACTGTAGTAGTTCTTTTTCTTGATAATGCCTAGAATCCATACTGTAGACATATCATTGAGTACGCGACAAAAGGCGTAGAAGTCACATACTTGGGTAGTGTTGTACGCGAAGATAGAACATTCGTAATGCTCTTTAGGCTCCACGCTTGTTCGTTTTGCCTTAACGTCAATGGTTCTACCGTCAGGCATGACTAGGTCATAATCATAGGTATTGGCCTGCGTAGCCCCAATGTGACGGGCCACAACTATCTCTGCTAGGAACCCAGCTTGGCTACCACCACCTTCAGTTAGCGAGTGCTTTAACACACCCATGTCAGATGCCATCTGTGCAGCCTGCTCAATCTCAGCGATTGTTGCCTTTAGTTTACGCATCAAATGACCTCTTTATTTTTAGCTTTGCCTTGAATATCTTCTTGATCCTAGCGAGGTAGGCTATATCGTGTCGCACCAAATCGTTGTTATTTTCTAGGGCCACAACCTTATCTAGCCCAATCCTGTCGATTAGTCTGTGCCTGTACTCGACCACATTGCCAGATAAATATCTGTTATCGCGTGAACACTGGCGATGCACATTATGCTGATGGAAGGATAGGTGTTTAGCAGCACCCCTTGACCGATAATGACCAGCATCCCAGTAACCACCTAAACCAGCGTGTTCGCCCATTGAGTCACAACTTATGCAAGGTTCTGCCCTATCACGCCATCTAATGTACGCGTTAAAGGCTGTTTGAGCTTCTGTGCGCCATTCTGAGGCTGTTTTAAGCTCTGACCTTAACTTGGTTAGGGTTTCACGCTTACGCTTCTCTGACGAGGCTGTAGCGCCCTTTTGACCATGCTCAACAACGCAGGCCATAGAGCAGAACCAGCCTAGCGGAACCTTAATACCAGATTCTACTAGGTCGTACTGCTTACAGGATCTACATCGCTTCTTAGCGTTAGCCATTACCTACCCTTGGGAATAGTAGCATCGCACTATCCACATAGGCATCGAATTCATGCCGAGTAGGGGCAAGTGCCTCGCCATAGCCAATACAGAAATAAATATGGTCAGCAACTCCAACTATATCCATGTCATCCTCTTCACTACCCCAATCCCGACACCTGTTGCCTTGGGTATTCTTTAGGTAACGGTAGCGCATTGCGTCTTTACGCAGCGCCTCTAGCTCAGATTCGATCATTTTTGTGACTCCCTGTAAGTGTCGTAATCAGACATGGTTTTATCGGTAAACTTAACGCCGTACTCAGCACCTTTAACCAGCAGGTATTCTATAAACTCAGACCTAATATCTTTATCAAAGTCGGTGGTAGCTGGCCTACTTGGAATCATTGCTGTGCCGCATAGGCTCGGTATCCACTTATTACCATTCTTTAATGGATCGCCCATCGATAGCTTTTCCTTGGCGAAGTCAAATACGAGCATTTCCTTCCACGCTGCAATGGGGTGTTTATTTCCCATAGGAAACACCTGCTTTGCAAAGTCGCCAATCTGGGCATGGTAGCACTTCTCTTGAAGCCTAGACCCTTTATCACGACCTAGGGTAACGATGACAGCTTCACCGCTTTTTAGCCCCTTGTTAGCCATTTTCCAGACCTCGGTCATTTCGGTTTTGACATTATCAACAGTAACCGTGAATTTTATATCAGCCATTATCTGCACCTAGCGCGATAAACTCGCTCAATGTTAGTTCAAAGTAACTCGCAAAACGTGTGGCTAGTGAAACCTTCATGTCACTACCGTTACGCCAGCGCATAACCTGCTGTGGATGGACTTTAAACGCCCTAGCTAGCTCAGATCCAGAGCATTTAGCCTTGGCCTGTGCTACTCTTAATGAAGCACCTGTGTCGATATTCATACTTATTCCCCTTTGTGTGTTATGATGATTCTGCTCCAGAAGTAACCTTGCCCCGACTTAAAACATCGGGGCTTTTTATTGCCTGTTAGAACGGTATATCGCCATCAGCGTCAAAGTTATTATCTACTGGCGCTGCAGTAGGCTGTGACTTAGTCGCCTGTACTTCTTTAGCCGTGAAGCTGAAGCTCATGGCTGGAGCCATAGGATTACCGCCAGCCTTACGCAACCAACCACTTACCCAATATTCAACACCATTTACTTCAGCACTGCCTTTAAACTGTGGATGAGTCTCAGATTTACGGTCTTCGTTCTTCCAGATAGATCCACGGTTACTGTTATCGTAGTTGCTCATAATTAATGCTCCTGCATTTCTTGCAATATATTTAAGGCTGCTTCTGCCATCGCTTCAGCTACTACAACCGCCGTACTGCCATCTTCATCGTCAATGATTTCAGAGCCAAAATTAATTAACCCATTATCCATATCTATATCTTCTACTGTAATAATCACTTTTGTCATTGTTACATACTCTTGGTTTTTGAAATAAACTCTTGTTGCTTGCCTGTAAACTGCCTCCATATATG